TCGCCAAATACTTCAGGCCAATGTTCAACAGCATCCTTGGGAAGATTACTTCCCATAGACGTCACGTTGTTTCTTTAACTTTTTTCTTCGCTGGCGCTAATTCTTCTGCTTTACGTCTAAACTCAGCGGCTTGTTTAGCTAACTTATCAGCTTGGCTACGATAGAATCGTGCGGCAGTTTCTGGATCTGCATTGGATGCAGGCTCAGTGACTGGTGCTACTTCGTTAATACTTGCTGAAGAAGTTTTAGCCGGATCGCTTTGAACAGGCTTATTCATTCTTTCAGGGCCTGGCGCAATTGACAAATCGTCAACAACTACACCGCGCTGTTCTGCAATAATTTGATTGAGTTCAGATAACACAATCGAAACAGCAGGAAGCGGAGTCATCTCAATTTGATTAGTAGGTACCTTAACAAGTCGCCCTTGAGAATGCAATGCTGCCAACATTGTACTTCCGTCTGGAAAACTAGTACGAGCCATAGCTTCTGCAAATTCATACGAATCTTGTCCAGCAGTGCTTTCTACTAAGTTAATGATAGCGTCGTGATATGCATCAGGTAAATTTTCAGTAGGTACAATGAGGCAACTGCTTGACTCGCCAGGTAACGTACGGTAAGCTACCACACATCTTTTACCTGTTGCACGAACTCTGCCAACATGTTTTAGTTCGGCCATTATTGTTTTGCTCCTTCGGATTGTTTAGCAACTTGCTCTAAGAAGTTTGTCAACTTAGTATAGGTTTGCCCAACTGCTGTCATTTCGTTTGGTTTAAATGCACCACGTGAACTTGCAATATCAATAATAACCTTCATTGCATTAAGATCGTTGATGTTTAATTCAGCAGCCGCTTCTTGTGGAGCAGCCTGTTCTGCCGCACCCTCAACTGGTGCTGTGTTTTGAGTTTCTTGTCCGTCTACGTTCATGTTATCTCCTTAAGTAGAAAAGTACGCACTATAATTTATCTAGTCTGTAAATATGGACACGCAATCGTGAAAAAGCTGAGTTCTTTCTCGCTTTCAAATCCGATACGTGTATTATGCACAATTGTGTTAGTGTTATCTAATGTAATACCTTGTCCTATATAATACCTACTATTTAAATTAAATAGGATCCATTGGTTAATAGATTTGACTAGAACTGGTGTATACTTATCAACTGATGTGTATTTAAAGTGTGGGCAAGCCACATCCACCCTACGTAAATTAAAATAGTTTAGTGGATTAGGCTTGCCATTTTTTAATGCCATTACGCTGTTTCCTTAACTTGCTCGTAATAAGCATATTCACCAAATGGTGGAACAACTTTATCATTTCCATGAATGATGAATACTGTGTCACAGTAGTTTTCGTCACCCCATGATCCATATGGGTATCCATCTGTAAACATGATAAACTTTTTAGGGTTAATATCATTTTCTTTCATGTATTCCCAGTTGGCGTCAAAATCTGTACCTCCGCCACCCATCGGCTCATAGTTGTCAAACTCGTCAATATTGTAACCGTCAAAATTTGCTTCGTTATAAATGCTAGTATCAAAGCACCAAACTTTAATTTTAAAGTCTTGGTATTCTTGCATGATACCTTTAATTTCACTCATAAAGTCTTTAGCTTGTTCGTCACCAATTGAACCAGACATGTCAATGCTTACACAGATATCAATAGTTTCTTTAAATTGCGTACCTGGCAAAATAGCGTTCATGTGCCAACCCTTACGATTAGGACGCATAAAACTATAGTCGTCTTTAATAGTACTTTGGATTTGCTGGCGCAGAATTTCACGCCAATTCATCTTAGGCTCTGTAAATTCCTTAATCATACGTTGTACACCTGCAGGAGTATTACCTGCACCCGCCGCCTGCGCCGCTGCCATTGTCGCTTCGCGCATCTCGTCACGAATTTGTTTTAATTCTTCTTTAGAATATTTTGGCTGGCCATCTTTGCCTTCGTTACCCCAATCAATATGATCGTCTAACAATTGACCCAGCGCATCGAGTTCTTGCTCGTCCATCTCGTCAAAAATCTTGTCGTAAATTTCTTCGGCACCCATACCGTAGTATTTAGGATCGTGAAAGATAGTAATACCTGCAATATTATGATCTCCAATTTTGTCTCTAACAATTTGACCATTGGCGCAGTAGTCTGCGGCAATGTTAAAGATTTTTGGATTGCGTCCTTCTCGACGCGACATATGATCAAATACGTTATGCAAAATTTCGTGTGCAATAACAAATTCAACCTGCTTAACTGTAAGTGGTTCAAAAAATTTACGGTTAAAGTAAATGGCTCTACCGTCAGTTGCGGCAGTATTACACCATTCTTCGGCTTCTTTAATTTGTAGGCGTGTTGCCATATTACCAAAGAACGGATGACGAAGTAGCAGTCCAACTCGTGCTACAATAATCTTGTCAATAATGGGATCTGTATGTGCCATGCTTATTCCTTTTCAATATGTATATATTATAACAGGACCCGCAGGCCCTGTCAAATACTGCAATGCCAAATTACTTTTCAGTAGCCTGTGCAATATACTTACCAAACTTAGCATGGAAGGCATCAAAACATGCAATCTCGTCAGGGTCCAATGGCAACTTGTATTGGCTCAAAGCAACCTTAGTGCCCATAATAACCAATTCAGTTTCAAAATTATCCATCATAAATTGGAAGAAGTTGTTAACCTGATCGTTCCAGTTTTTGGCATTTTTATCACAAGCATCTTTGAGTTCGTAGCACAAGCTAATGGTCAAAGAGTACATAGCTGAAATCTCTTTTGATTTCATTTCCTTAACCTTGCCGCTAAGAATGTCACTTGGGTTTGGCATTTTGCCAGAAACTTTACGGTGAGCCATAAATTTAATAGCAAGGCCTTCACCGACCGCACCCGACACTAGATCGGTCATAGTATCAACGTCGGTGTCGTCATCGTGCAACAACTCGCTAACAAATGCCCAACTACGTGGAGTAGCAAATGCACGTGAACTAGACTTTGGATCAAAGTCGTACAAGTCCTTCTTGCTAAATGACAAGAAACCAACTACGTCTTTGTGGACTTTATTTTCAGTAGCCCAATCAAAGTAATCTTCCCAGTCAACAGTCATTTCCAAGTGGATAAAACGGTTAGCTAGCGGAGCAGGCATACGGAATGTAACACCCTTGTCAGTTTCACGATTACCAGCCGCTACCATAACAACATTGTCTGGCAAACTGTAAGTGCCAACACGGCGGTTCAAAATAAGCTGATAAGCCGCAGCCTGTACGCTAGGCGCGGCACTATTCATTTCATCCATGAACAGGATAATTTGTTTGTGCTGTTTAGCAAATTCTTGGCTAGGCAGTTCGCTAGGAGGTGCCCAACGCATAGTTCCATCGTTGGAGTCAAAATATGGAATACCCTTAATGTCGGTAGGTTCCCAAAGAGAAAGACGAACGTCAATCACGTGAGCATCAAGCTCAATACCAAGTTGTTTAATAATATCCGATTTACCAATACCTGGAGGGCCCCACAGGAACAAGGGACGCTTATTTTTAAAAGCCTTACGCAAAGACTTTTTAGCTGCCTTTGGGCCAACTGTACGGCTAAGAATTTCTGCCATTTTGCTTCCTATCTTAAGTTAAAAAAATACACTGTTGAATTAACGCTGTATGTATGTATTATATGGTAAAATAGTTGTCGTGTCAAGCAGAATTTAAAATTTTTTAGTCACTTTCGTCCAAATTGCCTATTTCTTTTTGACGCTCATTCATTGCTTTGATGAGTCCAAATTTTCTAATGTCGTCGGAAAACAACATTAGCTCAAAACTCTTTTTTTCAGAAAATACCGTAACACTTTCAGTAGTTAAGTAGTAGGGACAATCGATATATCTCTCCAAAAATATAATAGTTTGTGGACTAAGTTCAATTGATTCGGTAAATGGGATTTCGTAAGACTTTAATTCTAAATCGGTTGTTAGAAACTCAAAACCGTCTTCACTTAATCGAAATGCGTTTTCTTTTCCTACCCTAGTTGATTGCCACCATTTTCTTCCAAACAATTGAACATTGGCACTATCAATGCTTTTACCCCATTGTTGTAAAAATATTTTGGTTAAGGCAGTCCTAGAAATCATTTTATGATTTCGCCCTGGGTTAATTTAACCACTTGGAAATCGGAACTTCCAAATGTCAAGTTTAATTTCTTTGCCAAATTATGTGCATGACCGGGATTTGAAAAAGATACTTTTTTATATTTTGGACCCGGATAGGTTACTAGGCTGTTAAAACTTTTTAGATTAAAAGGCTCGCCTTTATAAAATACAGCCCAGATGGCGTCAGCTTCTAAAATTTGTTCTGCTTTGTATGTTTTTTTACTTACATACTCTAATAAGATTTTTGGCTTTGGTCTGCTCATTTTATGCGTCCTTAAATTAAGTACGCATATATTTATATCTTATTTCCGGTCTTCGAAGCCGCCACCGTCCATTGTAACATTAACAACTTCTGTATCTACGCTACGTTTTAAAGCACTATACATAGTTTCGTAATCTTGAGTTACTTTGTCTAACAGTTCTGCCAATGATAAAGCTAATAGTCTAGCTTTTTGTATATCAATAGATACTGTTTTAGATTGGCTTAATTCGCTAGATCGAATCTGTTGTATAAATTGTGTAATTGGAGTTGTATTAATCTGATTTTGCATTTGCTAGTACCTGTTTCATTTCAAGTTCAGTTTTAAAAGGACCTTTAAACGGATATCTTTCAACTGTGATAGCCTTTGGGCAAAAACTCTTAACCCATCCTTTGTCAAATTTTATAATGTAATAACCTGCACAGTAAAGACTTTTGCTGGCATTGCTTTTTGTAAATAGGGGCAGTTTACGTCTTACATCATACATTGCGTTGTATGGATTGCACATAGTAGGGTAACTATGACATTCATGAGGGTCAGCAGACGTAACTTTAATTTTAGTACTTGTGAGAAAAAACTCTTTACCAAACTGTTTGGTAAGATCATCTTTTTTATTGAACATTACTTCCCCAACAGTACTACTTAGAATAAATTTATTATTTTCTTTTTTATGTAGTGTGGCAATTTTATTACCGTCTTGTTCAACGATCCAAAATTTACCATCTACAATGGGCTTTGCGTATATGTCTGTCATAGTTGTTCTTCTTTATATTTTGCTTGGAATGGTTCGGCGTACGATTGTATATTGTCTGCAATCTTTTTCATATCCCATGCATTGCAGAATTTAAGCATACGAATCCCTACTTGATCTACAGTCTTAGGTACTGCGTTAGCACTAACAGTTTCTTTAATCAAGTTTTTAATTTCAGCTGGTTGTGCTGTAAGATCGCACAGTTGTACATTACGTTGATAGTCTTCTAGTACACGATGTTCTTGTCCATTATGGTCAACCCACCTCTGAAGCATGAGATTGTTCCACGCGAATCCTTTGGATTTACGGTCATGGAACGCTTCAGTAAGGCCAACTTTGTTTTTGCTTCCTTTAGTACGAACACCTGGATACGCCGAGAATACGTTGTCGCTAGTATCACCACGCATACATTTTTCGAACAGCATCCACTCTGGGTCTTGTGCTGGCTTAGGCTCGCCTGTCTTTTTGTCTTTAACGGGTTTACCTTTAGCATCAAAGATGCCTTCGTGTGTGATATGTAAATCACCTACACCGTTATATTGACTAACAGTGGGGCTTACTAATTGTGCAAAGTCGCCGTCTGTGCTAATAATAACATGCTTTTGTTCTGGATGATTCTGTATCCAGCCTGCAATTAGGTCGTCAGCTTCTAGTTGTTGGTGTTGCATTACAGTAGCATTAGTTTTTTCTGTTATGAACTTTTTAAATTCATCAAATGCTTCCCAGAACAATTTATCTTCTTCTTGTTCTCGTACAGTCATAGCACTACGAGTTTCTGCACGATTAGCCTTATAAGGCTTATAAAAGTCTTTACGCCAGCTACGACCTTCGAGGCAGAACACCACGTGACTACCACCAAAATCTTGCCAAGCCTTCTTGATACTGTTAAGTGTAATATGAAATGCCATACCTAACTTAATATCAGCACTGCCTTGCACGACATGTCTAGCACGAAAGAACGTGTTAGCAGTATCAACTATAATATGTGTCATTCTACTTCGGCTTTGCCGTTACCTAATTTGTTTACGTTAATAAAACCTGCACTACGATTCGGATCTAATCCTTCATTAGAAAACATATTTCGGGCTAAATCTCTAAACCACCGATCTACAATCTCTTCGTCTGGATCACCATCAAAACCGTAACCTGCTCGCTTCAATTGTATAACAAATTCATCATTCCAGTCAAGCTCAAAAAATCCGTTACGGATATTATCTTTGTTTACATGAGTATCTAATACGCTCACCCACGGTTCTCCACGCAACGTAGCACGTTCTTTTGGTGTGGCTTTTGCATGTTCTTCAGCAGCTTTTGCCTCTTTGGCGGACTTGTTAGCAATAACTAACGCTTCTTCAGCTGCCGCTTTTTCTTCTTCTAATTTAGTAATGCCAAAGATGCGTTTAATAAACTTTTTCATTAAGTTCCCCACTCATTTTTAAATAACGGCACTTGTAAACGGTCACTGTAGCGCCAGCCACGTTTCATTGCCGCTAGTGCTACATTCTTAGCGTTTAGGGTATAAACACTTTCTACACCACCCACTGGCATCAAGTATACATGACCTTTAAATCCTGCAGAACGATATGCGGCAAAAGCCCCCTCGGCATCTGCAATGTCTTGTTCCGTTGCTACTACAAATTTAAGATACGCTGTTCCCACTTGTTCGTACTCACAAACTACTTCTGGAAGAATAGCCTCCTCCCACTTCTCACCACTAGCCGGCAGTTTAGCACTTACTGAAAATGTAATTTCTCTTGTTGGAATATAACCAATCTCTGGCATTCTCCAGTTGTGTAGATATTCTTTAAACTCTGGACTTAACTTTTGAGTACCGTTTGTTTCAAATGTAATTTCTTTTAGTCCTGACATTGTAGGATGACTTAGCAAGTCTGGATAAGCACGTTGCCATCCTAGTAACGGTTCTCCGCCTGTGATAACCAAGTGTTCGTCTTTCCATTCGCCGTGCGGAATGATTTCCATAATACGATCTGCAATCGCTTCGCTTGTTAGCATGGGACTCAAATCTTTAAAGTCTGGATGCCAACTAGCATAGCTGTCACAGCCTGTACTAACTAACGGCAAGTCTTCGTACTTTTGAAAAGACTCAATCATGGTATGTGTAGCCGCAATGTCTGTTGCTTCGTGACTTACTTCACCACGCGGCATACCAAAGCCAGCACATTTGAAGTTACACCCAAATGTACGCAAGAAAACAGACGGTACCCCCATGTAACGTCCTTCGCCTTGTATACTATAAAATAATTCTGCTATTTTAATTTTTGACATTCTGTTTCCTAAGTTCTTCTACATCTTCTATAGCAGATTGTAACACACTTGCATAGTTGAGAGCAACCTGTTTATTCATAATAAGGCATGTTTCAGACTCAGTGTACCCTTTGGTCAGTAATGTCCAAATATGATACCACTTACTCTTAGACCAAAAATTAGTTCTAGTAGTAGTATAAATGGTTACTGTTATACCGGTATCTTCAGCTTCAATATCAATAGTATGAGTACAATCATTATCGCCACATTCACATACTGCCTTATACATTTTTGATGTGCCCCAGTCTTTGACTAGTAGTACACCTTGTGCCGGCTCTTGTATTTTTATTTGCATAATTCGATCCATTCGTCTAATCGATCAACTGCTTCTTCAAAATCAATAGCCCACACTTTAGCTTCAATCTCGTTATTGACAATTTTCATGTCAAACGGCACTGTGCCGTTAAATCTAAAATCGTCTGGAACATTTACACATACTGTAAACTCTTGCAATTGTTTTGCACGATTAATAAAATGATCCATTATGTCTTTAGCTGTAGTCATCTTGGGGCAAACTCCTGTTGTAGTTTAA